GAACAGTTGAATGCCCCTACGTGGCAACGGTCTAGTGCAGGGCCAGATGTCATCAAGGCTCTCATGCTAGGCATGATGTCTTGGTTCAGTACTGCTTCCTCTAGTTCATTACGCAACTTATTATCTAGCTTGTAGCTATGATGTTTCTTGAGGTGTTTAGATATATAATCAAAGTATCGTGTAACTGTCTCACCCCATGTCTCACGTCTTTGTTCATCTTCCTTCCATCTTGCATAGCGAGATAATGCTATGAAGTTCTGGTAGTCTGTAGGTAAATGATTGCTTAACATTTGTCTCACTCCTGTGTTGTTTTAATAGATTTAATTTCAGCACCGTCAACATCATAGAAGTACTCTCGTATAGCATCTTCTATCTCTATGTCAACATTACCATCTGCTGGTACGGGGTACTCCTCTGGGTCAATACTTAGTGTCAGGAAAACTTTAACTCTGGTCATCATATAAGCCCTCTACTTCTTTTGTTAGAGCCTCTAAGTACCACTTAGCTTTCTCCAAATCTTGTGTGCCATTCTTATATCTGTACCGCCACAAGTACTTCATTACATTACCTTGTAGATAGAACTCAAACCCCTCGCCCAGCGCAGCACGAAGGGCATCAATACATTCTATACCTGATGCATTGTAGTGTGGTGGACTGTTGACCATATCAACATTACCGTATGCTTCTTTAGCTGCTTGCTCTGCCAGTTCCATCTGCTTCATGTACTCTTCGTGTCTTAGCTGGTTCATCATGCACTCCCCTTTGTAGTTGTACCAAATCCAATAGTTATAACATTATCTTTTCTGTCAATAACTCTACCATTATCTTGTACCACATTCGTGTCAGGTTCGTCAAGCAAGTTAGCTACAAATTCATGTGCTTGTTCACGCATTTCTTCATTCATTTCCATGATAGGAACAGTTGCCGCTACCATACTGCAGAAGTGTATAAGCTGAGAGTAGTCATCATCATCATAACTGTTATCAGGTAATGTGACTACAGATAAGTCTACTTCACCATTCCATTTACCAGCCTTGTCTTTGAATGGTCTGATACGTATTACAAAGTCGTCATCTAAAAGCTGTGTGTCATTAATAGTTCTGTCCATGTTATCTACTCCTTTTCACTTTGTTACCTCTAAACTTTATGAAGCTGTCGTGATTGTTCTTACCCTTTTCCTTTAACCAATCTTCTGGAATGATGCGGTCATAGTACAAGAAGTTATACTTGATACACCATTCAGCATAATTAGACTTAGCACCTTTACGTAGCTTAGACTTGCTGTTAGTAAACACAAAGCGTATATCCAACTTAGGATGTTGCTTCTTAATTGCTATATGTTTGCGTCTATCGGCGGCTGTAAACAATCCTTTAGTTTCTATTATGATACCGTTATCCAACACGAAGTCTGGGGTATAGGTGCGGTAGGCTAGGTCTTCCCATTCAATCTTAATACACTCATAACCATAGTTAATATTGCGTTCATTAAGATACTCAGAGACTTTGACTTCTAGCCCACTGCGATACCCATACTTCTTAGCTGCGGCAAATCTCTTTGCGTTAGCCAATGACATCTCCTATGTATGAAACTGTTGGTGGCTTCTTAGCCTGTGACTTAACGGCGGGTCTTTCTGTTAGAGTATCCCAACAATCAAATCTGTATGAACAGAACCTGCACCCATCGTTAAGTATTTTATTTCCTGTCTCCTTTCCTCTGAATGTTTCAGGTACTGGTTCAAAGCATCTCTTGAAGTCGTTTGCTTCTACTGTATTTACTGTGTTTTGTATCTTGCTTATCTCTGTATCTAAGTCAAGACCCGTAGCTGGTACATACTTGAAGTCTCCGTTAGCTTTGTTGACTACCCACCAGCCACCGACCTTCTTGCCAGAAGCCTTTGCATAACCTGCAAGCTGTGACACATAACCAAAGCTATCACCTTTAGCTAGTGTATCATACGATTCAAACTTGTTAGTATAGGACCAATTAGACGCTGATTTAACGTCATCAACAGCACCATCAATAACGATGTCATATGTTCCATTAATGGATACGTCATTATCCAGTTCCAAAGTAACGTGTTCCGGCTCTTCATATTTAACTCCTGCCTCTTTAAGTAAACCCTTGAACACTGCCTCTACTATATCACCCAGCATCATGTTCATAATGAATGTTGTTGGTAAAGGAAGAGCAACTTCCGGCTTGTTCTTGTCATACCATAGTTGACACGTAGGCCGACCAAGGTTTGACATACGAAGCCGGAAGTCATCACGCTTCTTCCCACTACCGAACTGACGACTCAGTGCATCTTTAATGTCTTCAGCTACCTGTTTAATAGTAGTGTCAGACATAGTGGACTTGCCTTTTACAGCATCGTCCATGTACTGATGTAACGCCAGTTCAGCAGGGTGATTCATTAAGCTACTTCTTCATCTAGTTCGATGTCAACAATGCTATCAACAAAGTCTACATCCTCTTCAGCATCATGTTTAGCCACACTTTTCTCTGTCCACATCTTAATGATGTACTCATTGTAGTTCTGAACCCAAGACATGAAATCTCCAAAGCGGTCTTGGTCTTCTTGTGAGAGTTCAAGAGCGTTAGTAAGGTCTAGTGAAACAACAGGCAAGTAGAAGCTGTTTCCATTAGGTAGCTTACGCTCTTCTGATGATGCCTTAATCATGTGCTGAACAGGTAAACGCTTCTGCTTACCTAGTGAAGCAAACAAATCACCAACACTCTTGAATGCATCACGGTTCTCTACTTCCCAGATGATGGCTGTCTCATCTAGTTCTACTGGATTACCTTTCTCATCCATTGCGCCAATCATCTTAACTGTACCAAGCACAACACGGACACGTTTAATCTGCTTGATTAGTTCTTGTGTCTTCTCAGGTAATGCTCTGAAGTCTTTAATGTAACCTGCTGGCTTACCACAATTAAAGCCACCATCATTATCTTTAAGGTCTACGTTAAGTGAATCAGCCATCACTGTCTTAACGTAGCGATTAGATGTACCACCGCTACCCATGACAAACTTCTTGTACATATAACGCTGTAGGTATGGACGTAGTTCAATTGTAGGTGCGTAGAATGTACCAACATCCGGGATGTCTAGCTTATACGTACCGCCGGAAACTACTTCCATATTAACGGTCTTACCATTAACATCTGCAGTACCCATGATGGGTGAGTGGTTCAACCGTAGTCTAGCAAGTGTACTAGTCTTTGGTTTAGTTGTAGTCTCATTAGCTATGCCCATAGCTTTCGCCATTGCTGCATAGTTGTTAGTGTCGATAGTCTGTACTGATGTTGTCATAGTTGATTACTCCTTCTATGTGTTTCAAATGAGTGATAGTTATATCACGCAACGTCCTTAGTGTCAAGCCAATTGTCACCTATTTTTGATTCTAATAGTAGTGGCACATTGAATGTGATACCCCAACGTAACGTGATAATATTAAGTAGGTCTTCATTAGTCTGGTTGATTACATCAATGACTTGCCTTTCTTCGTCAGGATGTACATCAATAACTATTGAATCATGTACTGTATTTACTATACATGACTGCATACCCTTTAGCAACTTCTCAATATGAAGTAGTGCTACAGGTACTATGTCTGCTGTAGCGAAGGACTGTACAGGATAGTTCTTAATCTGTGTAAAGAATGTTACAGTACCATTACGCTTACGTGACACATCAGGAAATGCAAACTCACGTCCTGATGGTGTCTTAATCTTACGAGTGTTTACAGCTTCTGAAGCCAGTCTGGTATGCCATGACCCGACTCCTTTGTACTTGTCTGTAAAGTGTGTGTAGTACTCTGCTTCCGCTGGTGTTCTGCCGTATCCTGTTGCGCCATAGAGTGGAGCAAACGTATGCGCTTTTGCATCCTGTCTACTCGTAGGCTGACCAGCATCACTAATAACTTTAGCGGTATATGAGTGTACATCAAATCCAGTAGATACTTCTTCAATTGCTACTCCATCTTGTGCTAGGAAAGCGGCGGCTCTAAACTCAAGCTGTGCCATATCAGCCTCAAGTATCTTGCCGCCTTCCCATCGTGATATAAATACTTTCTTTACAGGAAACGTACCACCACGTGGCATGTTCTGCATGTTAGGGTTAGCACCTGACAGACGACCTGTTGCAGTGCGGTGTTGTAGTAAGCTGACATGCAACTTACCATCTGACTTAACAAAGTTAGTAATTCCACCAACAAAGGCTGATAGATAAGATTCTATAGCGTTAAGCCTACGAACCTTACTTAGAAAGTCTACCGCTACATCCATCCCCTTTCCACGGGCAGCACTCTCAAGCAATGTGATATTGTCTTTACCAGTAGAGAATCCACTGGCAGATGCCCACTTAGCAGAGGGCGGTTTGAACCCTAGTCCGGCAGTATTACCAGTAGGATTAAAAAGATAACCAATAGCGTTACATGACGTACAGCGATTGGGTTTAGCAAATAGTTCTCCATTTATCTTTACCTTTCTAACTTGACCAGAGCCATTACATACAGTGCATTGCTCCGCCTTAGTTTTGTATAGACGTTCTGTACCTGTAGTAATCATACTACGGAAGTCAGAATCATTCATGTATGGGTCAATACGATTACCCCAATCTGCTTTATCAATTACCTTACGACCATAGATAACCCAAGAGAGTTGCTCTGGGCTATTAAGATTAATAGGTGTATCACCCATAAGATTACGAACATGAGACTGTAATGCATCCTTTAATATCTCCTTCTCTGCCTCAAACTCTGAGCGTACCTCATCTAACTTGTCCATGTCTACCGTGATACCATTACAGTATATTCTAGCAAGGCTAGGTGCTACTTCATTGGTTAGGTCTACCGTACCACGTAGTCCTGCATCTGCTTCACTGTTAAGACGTAGCATCAGCTTATGTGCCAGTTGTTGAGTAGCGTGTAGGTCAGAACTAAGGTACTCAGATAACTCAGCATGAGGTACTTCACGTGTTGTGTAACCCTTGTTGTAGTAATCTTTAAGGGTACTCTGCTTCTTAGTGTCTAACTCATACCGTTCTGCACAAGCCTCAAGAGACAGTGGCTCTTTGATACCACGCTGTAATACATACTCAGCAAGCATTGTATCAAAGACAGGGCCATCATACTTGAAGCCTGATTCCCATAACCATGTCAGGTCATATGCAGCATTGTGTGCAATCAGTACAGTAGCCTTATCCAACTGGGCCTGTACAATAGCATGACCATTGGGTGTAGGCTCTGCGTCATTGTGGTCAAAGGTAATTGAGTATTCATTACCTTGGTCATCCAACATACCAATCATAGTAAGAGAATTACTTGCCTCGAATGGGTCAAGATGCATCTTACCATCTCGTTCTGTTGTCGTATTCTCTACATCAAGTGTTAGTTTCATATTTGTTCATCCTTATAATCTGTGTCATACCAAGTGGTATCTGATAGAATAACTCACCTCTTGCTATATATTTATTCGATACCTCTACTGGTGTCAAGTCTTTTATTTGTTCAGACTTAAACGTAACTGCAGTAGATAGTTCATCATTCCATATGAAGAACAGAGTAGGTCTGTTGAAGAACTTAGCCTTGCGTTGTGGTAACTGAACTGTATCATAGGGGAATACATCACCCTTCCACACAGCCTTTACTTCACACTCAACATAGAACTTACCCTTGCTACTCTCTGCTATAAGGTCTTGTCCATAGATGTTAGGGTTCTCCCATATCTCATAGCCTTTGACCTGCATGAACTCCATTGTTCTTACTCGTGCAGTGTTGTCGTAGGTATCATGTAACTCTCTATCAAATTGTTTCTTCATCCTACATACCTCGCTGTCTGGTAATCTAGTTCACAGTTCACCATACCATGCCAGCCATTCAACTTGTTCTTAACAATATTGATGTGGCGTAGTGGGCTTTCTTCTTCCTGCCCTTCGACAGTAGGTGACTTAGCAATAAGCACCATGAGGTCTGCTTCCGCAGCTTTACCTGTACGTGAACCTTCCATCATGGATTGGTTTAGCATAACCTTACCCTCTGCTTCAGCAGATAACTGTGACATATAGAACACAGCACAGTTATGTGTCTTAGCAATCTGACGGGCATGGATAGCGTTAGCCTTTAGTGCCTCATCAGGTCTAGCAAAGCCAGCCTGTTTGCTGAACTTATCGCCCATGTCTAACACTAAGATGTCAGGCTTGAACGTCTTGCAGACAGACTCAACCCAATTCATATCACGGTTAGATGCATCCTTAATCTTGATGTTGTCATACACCTGACCATAAGAGGCACGTGCCTGACCCATGTTGTCCTTGACTTGACGGGCTGACATACCAGCGGCGGCAGTAAGGTATCTAGCACCGACACGATGTGTACCTTCTTCATTACATAAGATGATACACTTAGCACCCTGTGATGCAAACCCACCCGGTCCAGCAATGATGCTTGCATGGAAGGATGTCTTACCAGTGTTAGGTCTAGCACCT